TAGAATGTAATAGGCGTGATCCGGAATTTCCTCAAGCAGCTTCAAGAAGGCTTGCTGAGAGAATCCAGCTCGGCTAAGTGATTGAACTTCTTCTAGAAAGAACACCCGGCACGGACTGACCATGGGAGAGAGGTGAGCAGCTTTAGACAATCGCCTAACCACTTCGATCGGACTCTCGGCGACGGCGCAGTCAATCTCTTGGTAATCGGCTTTCTCGCATTGCAGATGATCTCGGATGATTCTCGCGATGGTTGTCTTGCCCGTGCCGGAAGGTCCAGTCAGCAGAATAGCATGAGGGAGTTCGTTCCGGTCCATCAGCTTCTGGATGGACCGGATTGCACTGTCCTGCCCTACGACACCTTTGAGAGTCTTCGGCCGATACTTACGATAGATGCTCATGCTCCCACCCCAATCCCGCCACCGTCGATTGCCCCGCAGCCATCATCTTTGTCGGCCCGGGCCTGCGCAGCTTGGTTAGAGTATTTCAGGTCCATGTATCGTTTGGAGAGCTTGTGAATGTTTGCTTGCAGGCACTCTTCTCGGGTGATGCCGAGCTCCTGCCGGAGTCCCTCAAGGTAGAACTCCAAGTCACCAAGCTCTTCGATGACGTTGTCTCGGTCTAGTATCTTGCGGTAGATGACTCGCTTCTTGACCGCGTCGAATAGCTCGCCCGCTTCACCTGGGATGCAGGAAGCCATATGCCACAGATTAGCATCGCTTCCAGTCAATTCTCTTGCGATAGTCTCCCCTGGCTTCACCAGGGCCTTAACGAGTTCTGGGTGGGTTATTTGGCTCATTTGCTTTTCAGTGTTTTGAGGAACACGACTGGATCAGTCGTGAACCGTTTTGGGTTGTCTGGATGGAAAAACTTTCCCTTCTTGAATTTGGTCTCTTTCTTCTGGAACCAATTGCCGTTGACTGGAGCGATTTCATATTCGATCTCCAGCGGCACAATGAGCCACTTGTAGGCTTTCGGCAAGTCGACGGTGACTACCTTCTCGACGATCTCCAGGTAGTCTTTGAGCTCGTCGACAGCGACGTCACCTATCAAACTGTCGTGGATTTGACCCACGACCATTGACTTCATCTGGTGCTTTACCAACAACTTATTCACACGTATCAGGGCCCAAAGAAGACAATGAAAGGCGCTTCCTTGAACAGGATAGTTCACAGCCGAGTTTCGGTTGAAAGATCCATGGACTCTGAATCCTGTCAGCAGGTCGAAGTATCCTTTGTCGAGATACCGCCGGTACCAATCCTTTCGCCACTTACCGTAAGCCATGAATCGCCGGTTCCAGAAGTCATCCTCAACCTCTTTCAGATGCTTCTCAAAGGTCCCGTCGCGAGGATCCTCTTCAGGATTGCAATCACCCAGCTCGTCAATTCCGTGCTTCTGCAGATGCTTATAGAGGGATTTCCCGTCTGGCCCTTTTAGCTTGCCCTTCTGGATCCACTCCCATAGATTGCGAGCGCAAGCCACGTAAAAATCACCGTAAAATTGTGGAAAGACGAACCTGTTCTTAGCACCATACCTGGTCTCTTTGTCAACCTGCTCAGGCTTGAGCATGTAGATTTGGGCAGCCATGTCCTTGTGCATGTCTTTCCCGGCGGTGGTGATGTAGGAAATGAAGTTGGGGTCTTTATGGTAGCACGCTGACACCACAACCTCGGCTCCTTTGAAATCGTTCTCTACAAGGACATGACCTTTGGAGGCAATGAAGACGCTTCGGATTATCTCCGAAATCTCTTTGTCACGAACTGGGAAATTCTGGAAGTTAGGTGAGTCACTTGAAGAGCGATATGTCCTAGCAACATGAAGATTGAATACAGGATGAAGACGCTCAGCAATGACCTCTTTCTCGATCCCTTTAAGGAACGTACCAAGAGTCTTGTCGTATTTAAGAAACCGTATGAGCTTTCCGACAAACGGGTGATCGATCTTCTGGAGGGCTTCTTCATCAGTAGCAGGTCGCCCGGTTTCTGTTTGGTTAGTAATTTCATATCCTAGTTCTTTGTGGAGCACGGTGCCGAGCTGGTCTCTAGAAGTGAGGTTGGCTTTCTCACCGTATCGCTTGCGCCATACCTTCCAGACATCATCGGCTTCAATCTCAATTTTGAGCTGCCTCATCATCACTTTGAGGGTCTCTTTCGTCTTAGCTAGGCGCGGAACGTCAACGCGGATGCCATTCGCCTCCACCTTAGAGAGCTCGATCAATCCATCGTGAAGGAGTTGGTATCCTTCTTGGCGAAGAGCATCAACTTTCATCAGTCGTTAAGAGTCCCGCAGTCCACCTTAGCATATCTCATGTATTTCCTCACCTTCTCCTTCTTCGCTTCCTGCTTTGGGATGTTCATCCAGTTGGCTGGGATCTCTCCTCGTTCGACCAGCATGTCAGCCACACCAAGAAGATCATTGAGTTCGTCTATGAGACGCTCAGCGTTGGAGGGTTTGCTCTCGTCTGGATTCTTCGCCCATCGTTCGTGAAGACCAAATCGGATGGCTTTGCTGGTGATGTGAGCAATTTCAGCTCCTTCTTCACCTAAGCAGGTGAGTAGATGTTCAATCGTGTTCATATCCCATTTCCTTTCGCTGCTTCATTGCCAGTCTATACTCTCCAAGGGCATCTAAGCCACCGTAAAGCAGCAGGTCCTTCCAAGAAATCTCACCTATTCGATTGTAGGGTCCATCCTGACTTGCTAAGTAAGGTTCAACTGATTCATTGTAGGAGCAGATACCCATTTTTACGAACAGCTGAAACTTGAGTCCGCAGATGTGAGGTCGATTGTCGAGGCAATGAGAAGCGAGCATCGTATCCCAACCCCAATTGGCTACACCGTGACCGAAAGTCTTCAGCGTCCAACGCTCTTCCATCTTGAGATTTGAGGCGATCTTCTTCGTCCGATTTGACTTGAGGAGCCTCCCTGTCGCAACGATAGCCTCACCAACCCAAGGGTAGCTGATGGTTCGGTGGGCATTAGAAATCGCGCAAGAGAAGATCTTCGCTTCTGGCCACTCGGGCTTGAGACAGTTCGTTTCGTAGTCGACCGCGAGCCATCCGTTAGATCCTTCTGCTCTGGCGGAATCATCTGCACCTTGGATCTCTCGGCAGATCTCTTTCTCGTCGTAAAGGATCTGAACTCTCTCATTCCACTTGGGTTGCTCGGGTGGAGCGATAGAGATTCCAAACGCCATAGTGAGGTGAGTCTCAAAGAGACGGTCCATGAGCGAGTTCTTCATCCGCAGCAGGTAGGATGGATGGAAAGTTGGGCAGAGCCAGAAGTCTGGGAGTGGGATTCGCCAACCTGCCCATCTCTCCATCGCGCCGATGTCCCCTTTCCAATACTGAGGAAGGATACTGTCCAGCGCCGACCGGCCGAGCGTGATGACAACCTGCGGTTGGTATTCTCGGATGGTGTTGAGGAGATTAGGCCGACAATGCGAGATTTGGTTTGAGTCTGGTGTTTTGTTCTTCGGTGGGCGACATATAAGGGCATTGGTTGTCCACGCATCTCGATCCAGGTCTATGCCGATCTCACCCAAGACTTGCCGTAGATGCTGTCCGGCCTTGCCGATGAAGGGTCGTCCTTTCTCGTCTTCCTTCTCTCCCGGGGCTTCGCCTACGACGAGAATTCCCATCTTCCCTTTTCCATAGGGTTTCATCTTTGGAGATTTGCACGTCCGAAAAAGTCCACAAGCCCCACATCTGGGTATCAGAGTTCCAGGGCTGTCACGTTGAACAGAAGAGGATGAGAAGAATCCCCTCATTGGCGATCAAACCCTGGTGTTCTATATTCCGGAGGTGAGTAGTTACTCCACTCGTCACTGATCATCCTCTCTACGATCTTGTTAGGATCCGCAGGCTTTTCTCCTGGGATTGAGTAGTAGTTCTTGCACATCTCTTCTAGCATCTTGAAACTCCCGTCACTGACTTGAATTGTTTTCATGCTGCTTTGTTCCCTCTTGTGTTCACACCCCACGCTCCTCCAACCCTGCGCCTCTTCCTGGCGATCCGGTTGAAAGCTGCTGAGGCTGCATCGACTTGATCTTTGTATCTCGAAGCTGGGAAGTGTTTGAGTTCTTCGAGGAAGACTTCAGTCCAGCGCCGATTGAGGCAGTAGATATTTCCTGCGCCGACCTGAGACGAGAGTGGGTAGGCACGAGCTTCCTTGTCACCAGTAGGGTGGTAGGCAAGGACACGAGACCCGGCGAGATTGATGACTGTGTTTTCACCTGACTCTTTCCCACCACTACCACCTTCTATTTCAACAAGGATTTCAACATCGTATCCGTCGTCCTGCGCTGTGGATTTGATCATCTCCTCGCGCTTGTGACTACCCCACTGCCCTCGCCGGACGTCAAGAACCCAATATCGCCTGTCCTTGTCCACGCCCATCTTCACCCCCACCGAGAACATCCCTGCGTCTTGCGTGCCTGCTTTGTCCCAGGATCTGACAATCTTCACGAAGTGCTTTGGAGGAGGTGCTTCATCTACGATGTGAATCTTACTAATTTCAAACATCCCACCACCGAGCGGGACGGGCTCCTGAAGGATTTGGCTGGCGTAGCCGTAAGCACCCAGGTCCTCCATCAGTTCTTCGAGGACAGGTCTTGGCAATCGCACCGGGTCGAGCAGTCCTTCCTTGTAGTGCTGAACGACTTCTGGAGGTGATACATTCTTTGTGATTTCACCAGGTAAGCAGATATGCCGCACACTCTTCAAGTTGCCCTTAGTCTTCGCCCGCTCTAACACCTCTCCGGAAGGATCGGCTTGGTGAAGTCTCTGCTGAATAAGAATCAAGGGAGTCACTTTCTTATCGACTTTCCTTGACAGCAAAGTAGTCCGCATCCATCGGTTGACTGATTTCAACTCAGCGTCGCTGAACGACTCTTCTGGATTGATTGGGTCATCGACGAGCAGGAAGTGACCGTGAAACCCAGTCACCAGCCCACCAACTCCGACGGACAACCTGAACCCAGTATTAGTGTTGGTGAAGAGACCTTTGGTATTCTCGTCCTCGCGCAGTTCGATCTGTGGGAAGCATTTACGATACTTTTCACACTGGACAATATCTCGTGTCTTCAGCGAATCCTTCAGCGCAACTGGATGGGCGTAGGATCCACAGATGAACTTAGCTGAGGGCATTCTCGTCCAGCACCAGGCAGGGAAGGCTTGACTGCAAATGGTAGACTTGGTGCTGCCGGGCGGCACGTTGATGACGAGGTCGTATTCCTTAGACTTGCCTTTGAAGACTCGTTCAGCGACCGTCTGAAGTTCGTTGCAGAGGAACTCAACGTGCCAGTTGAAGACAGGATCCTCCTCTACGATGATCTCCCAAAACTCTTTCAGGAATTCATAGAAGGATTCCTTGCAGACTGAAGCGATGACGTTCTCTTCGTTGAATTGAAGACTCACTTACTCTTCCTCCTCTCGACGATTCTCGATTTGTAGGGCCGTCCATCACGAAGTTCTTCCACTCGAAGCCTAATGATATTCCTACGTCTTGGTCCATGCGCGAAGGCGACGAGATTACCGACGCGCCAGTTCAATCGGTTTCCAGACAATACACGTTCTCTTGCGGTCATAGCCCAAATCCGATTCGATTTGGGCGGGGGTTCAATTCGATTTGGCTGATGAGCCTCTTCGATTGAACGATTCTGATAATCTCAGGAGCCCAGGTTTTGATGCCGAAGTGATTTGCCCAGTCCATGAATCTACCTAATCTTCTGACTACGCTTTGGGTAGACTCTGCCGTCACCGGAAGCATGGAGCACATGGAGCCTCTCTTCCCATCCGTAATCCGTTTCATCGCCCAGCCCCGGCCGAAGAGCTTCTGCGTGAGCCGGTTGGGGAGGTCTTCTCTGGTTTGGATGGTTCTGATCAATTCGAAGTCGCATGAAAAAGGAGAGAACTCATGCACGCCACAGCGCCCGTCCTTCGGATTGAGGTTCCGGCACCAATAGCTTTGGTGGTCCTCTTGCAGATCAGAAAGGATTGGAACCTTCTTACCGTTGAATTCAATCATCCTCTCCTGCAATCGTCTCATTGGGTAGCCATATTGGACCAGCTTCTCCCTCTCGGAAGGCAACCAATCTAAGGTGAATCGTCTACAACACCCGCCACAACCGGGCGGACAGTTGACTCCCCTGAGCAGCAGAGGAGAGACGATTAGAATCTTTGGGGAGTAAGTCTTACCGTCATAGGTGAACTCTTCTTTGGTGAGAGTTGCGAAATGCCTCGTGAGAGTCTTCTCCACACTGTCCATTGAATTGGGCATAGTTCATCCTTTCCTTCACCTCTTGTCTTTATGGCGCTCCACGAAGTCAACCCTCTTCTCGGGGACGAAGTGGAAGATCTCCTCGGCAATGAGACAATGAATTCGGTGAGCATATCTGCAGACATCACCTTCTGGGTGATGGTAGGCGAGCACTGCCATGGCATCGGCAAAATGGTGAGCAAAGTGACACGTGGTGTATTCAAGCTCGTCGATCGCAAGCTGGATGAGAGCCTCATTCATTTCTATCGTCTCCATGTAGGACTGCTTCGAGGGGTCAGCATCGACTTGGCATTTGGATCTCATCCACCGGATGCACTTCTTGACTCCTTCAGTCTTTTGGTCAGGTGCCCGCAGACCTGACAGGAGGATGGATTGCATCTTCAATCCAACATAACCTACCCACTGTTGCAGAACTAATTCATTTGCCTTTGTCGTTGTCATCTTTTTTGTCCTCTGCTGGTTTGCCCAAGACGGTGACATAGCTCCACTTCTTACCTCCACCGGTGACTTTGAGCTTGCTTTGTTTCCCTTGGATGATCTGCGCGTCAGTGTATTTCTCAGAAATGTATTTCAGCAAGTCAGGAGCGATGACAAACTCGATGTCAGGCCCCTCGTAAGCGACTTTCTTCACTTCCTTATACCAGCCCGTCAAACCCTCACCGAGCACTCTGACAAGGCCGGGAGTGATTGTCACCGTCACGTAAGGATCGCCTGACTTGTCCATTGCGAAGACGGCAGCCCTGTCGCTCGCAGCGGCGAGGCTTTTGGTGAGCTTGATGGGATGCCCTTCAAACTCGATCAGTTTGTCGAGGATGGGATACTCATCATTGTGGCGCCGGCATGAGTAAATCAACCCCTTCTTGTTGCGGAAGTGAATCCAAGCCTTCGTCATTGCAATCTGGTTCATCTCCAAGTCGGCGATGTGGGCGATGGATGTCCCACGCGCCAACATGGGCTTGGACAATCCCGTCTTGAAGTTGACTCGCATGATTTGGAGATTGTCGCACGCTTCAACGTGGTCCGGGTGAAGGTGGATGCAAGTGAGGAGGAACCGGCTTTCGTCTAGGCTGACACAGTGTTGGACGACTTTGATAGCCTCGATGAATTCTTCCGGGAGATCGTGCCACTTGCTAGGTATCTCAACCTTGTCAATAGGCAGGAAGATTTCAGCGTCTTTGGTGATGCCGAATCGCTTTCGCTTGCCTTTGAACTCGAGTTCACCTCTCTCGTTCTCCCTTACTTCGAGTTCTGGATCGTCCATCTTTTCGAGGATCTCGAAGAGAGAGGTCGCTTGGATGGCGCCGGTGATGTTGAGTCCTTCTACCTCCTTCCGACAAGCGACCTCGTCGTTGAAGGTCATCACCTGACCGTTTTGGAACACCAAGCACGAGCTCTGCTCAATGAATTCTCTTGGCGACAGGCCGGCTTTGACCATCGACAAGTCACGAAGGAAGTTTTCTCTGTTTATTTTCATTCTTCTTGCGCTTTAGGTAGGCTTTTAATCTGTCCGTCGTTGCTGTCTGCTTTTGCGAGATCTGGTGGAACGTCAGCATGATGTGAGGTTTGCGATCAGGGAGGAGGACTTCAGGGGTGTCGACAAGTCCCCCGCCACCAGAAAAATAGATTCTCATCCACCGCCCTCCTCCCTAAATTTATGAAGACAGCAACCAAACTCTGGCATAGTCACGAACCTGGGGTCCTTCCCAATCGTTTCTCCACCCCCTTGAACGACGGCTAGGTTGTCGGAGGAGGCTCCGGCCTCGGTGATCTTCTGGCATACCCCCGCCGGACCAAAGGCAACCGGCTTCCAGGAGATGCAGGTGACACAAGTCGGGTGAGGTGTATCGGACTTAGAGCTCATGGATTGCCAGCTGAGGTCCACCCTTGGTCCATCTGGCTATCAGGTTCCTTCATCCTGTCCTTGTGCATGAGAGCCCAGTTGGAGAATTGAGCTGCTCGCGTCCTGATGGCCTCCTTGTGCTTCTCGTCTTTGGCTAGACGAGAGTAATACATGAGCACGTCCGCAGCGTGGACATCCCTGGCCCTGAAAATGAACACAGGCTCGTCACCAGGGATGACTTCACCACTTTGACGGTTCACCAACGCGCCTTCTTCGTTGACTTTATACTTGGGTTCTTGATAAGCATTCATAATCCAAAACCGCGCTTGTAGCTGACTGCCCGCTCTTCTATGATCTGTTCGTTGAGTGGGTGGGGCCACTTCGGACGACTGTCTTGCAAATCTATCAAGTAACGGAGATTAGCTGTGCTGCGGGCCCGGTGATGTGAAGTCACTCCGAAAACCTTCGTCTCTCCTTCCTCATCTACTGAACCCATTTCTAGTCCAATATGCTTGAGCCAACGGTCGCAAGTCTTTCTCACGTTCTCGGTGGCGTTGTCATAGTGACGCTCCTTCTCCTTCTTCCTTGGAGACCTGAAGGAGAAATTCAACATGAGTGGAGGACGGTCAAATCTCCAACCCTTCTCATCGCTCCAGCGAGGAACGTAGAGCCATCCATAAGCCGAAAGCTTCACCCAGGTAGCTGAATCGACTGACCACCAGGGGTACCGGCAAATCAATTCCCAGGATGTCATCGCAAAGCCGTGAGTCCTGATGAGCGGCATCCTGTTGTTCGACTCAGGACAGATGAACATGAAGAACTCATCAGCCCATGAGAAATACTCATGTCTGGTAATTCCTTGGCCTAGCCCTCCAACTCCTAGCAGCTTGTATTTCTTTGAGAGATACCTTTCGACGTATCCCATCGGCGTGCCACAGTGAATGATAGGGGTGGGTCTAATGCCATGCTCTTCCTCGAAGAACTTCTGAATCTCCCAGGTTAAGTCAGGATTTGAAATCGCATCGACGTTGGCGAAGATGATCCCTCTGCCGCTAAACCGCTTCATGAACGAAGCATAACGGTCGCAGTATTGACGGAAAGGAGTTCCTCGTCGTAGATCGAATTCAGAGAAGTCACCTTGGCTCCAGCGGACTGGTGGCTTGTCAAGGTGGTCCTTGCCGAGTCTCTTCATCATGTGAGGATTCTTAGACTTGCGATCCTCATGCCGATGTTTCAGAACGAGTTCGTTGTATAAGGTATGAGCCCCGCTGTCGACGAAGATTGACTTTGAGTAGATCTTTTTATCTTCCATTGGGTCGTGAGAGTTCTACCAGTCGAAAGAATTCTGCTCGTGCCGGTCCCTCTTCTCTGAACACACCTCGCATGGCGCTGGTAACCATGACAGCTTGATGTTTCTGCACGCCACGACAAGCCATGCAGAGGTGCCGAGCTTGGACGACAACCGCTACTCCTTGTGGGTCCAGGTGCTTTTCCATAGCCATCGCGATCTGCATGGTCATCTGCTCTTGGATCTGGAGTCGGCGTGCATAGCAGTCCACCAGCCGTGCGAGTTTTGATAACCCCACCACGCGAGGTTCTATTTTACTGGGCAAGTAGGCGATGTGGGCCGAGCCGGAGAAAGGTAGGAGATGATGTTCACAGGTTGAGTAAAATTCAATCCAATTGCAACCTATGATCTGGTCGTAACCTCCAGCATCAAAGTCTCTTACGAGGATCTTTTCAGGTTCTTCCTTATAGCCTTTGGTCATCTCATCCCACGCTTTGACTACCCGTTCTGGGGTTCCTTGAAGACCTTCCCTTTCCCAATCTTCACCTATGTATTCAAGCAAAGTCCTGACTGCGGCGTGGGCATCAGCTCTTAGGTTCGGATCTGTCATCAATATCCTTTCCTCAAGTCACCACCAAGCGGAACCATAGGCATGGTCCGGACATCGCGCCGGTCAACTTGGTAGAGTTTGTGAAGCTGCCAACCGGCCCTTAGAATTCCTCGGCCTTGCTTGACAGCATCTGAAATTGCTCCCAACACGACGGGATCCTCTCGGTGACCCCACTCTGGGTGAAGCCAAATGGGTTGTGTGCTTGTCACCGGCATCATCCCTCTTGTGGTGAGCATGTTGAGGTAGAATTTGATGTCGTCTTTCTCTTCAACGATGATCTTGAATTCACTCGCTGCAATGACGTTCTCTCGCAGAGGTGGTCCCCACTTCTTTGGGCTGAGCGTGATCCAATCGAAATCTCCTTTGATCCGAAACCCACCGCTGGTTTCTAAGTGGACACGAACCGAGGCTAGAGCATGAAGAGAGTTCACTAGGAACTCTAAATCGTGAACAGCTGGCTCTCCACCGGTGACAACGACGATGGGGGCGAAAGAGAGCGTCACTGCTTTGACAATCTCCTCTACAGACATTCGCTGGATCTCTTTCGGAATCCAAGTAGGATGCCACGTGCCGGCGCTGTCACACCAAGGACACTGGACCGGGCACCCAAATGTCCTCACAAAGAAGGCCGAAGCACCCATCCATTGGCCCTCTCCCTGGAATGTGTGAAAGATTTCGTGGATCGGTAGAATTGAGGTCATAGCCGGAAGACTGCTCGGTTCTTTGAGTCCTCCCAGCAAGTCACCTCAACAACCCTCAGCTCCCTCGACTTTGCGTTCAGCATCGCTTTGACGATTGCCCCGACTCCCTCGTAGACGAACTTTGCCAGCCCCTCCATCCCACAGTTGGGGACTCGGACGATTCTTGCCATCGCCGATCGGTGTGGAGCCCATCCACCACTTCCTCCCAGTTGATCCGTGCAGAATTTCAACTCTGGATCGTCAATGTTGAGCAGCAGGGTGTGGTCGAAGTGATCAACCATAAATCTCTTCACCTCATCTAGCTTGCCCACGTCGATGACGAATCCGTTCTCATCGAGTGTCATGCAGATGAAGGTGATGTCAAATCGCCAATTATGCCCATGGATTAGTTTGCAATGCCCATCGTGGTTGGGCTGGCGGTGTGCTGCGGGAAGATCCTGATAGGTTTTTGTGACAGTTTGCACGGTTTGTTATCTTTGTCTTTCGCGTTGAGACCGCCGAATTGTTGGTTCGGCGGCCTTGCTACAGGTCTAAGCTCCTAAAGCGAGAGACCTAATCCTCGACGTGAGATCAGCCCTTGCTTTTTGCAGTCTCAGTCTTTTTCGAGGGGGCTTTGAGCACCCGATACTGGATCAGCCGGCGACGTTCGAACAGGCCGACCTTCTCCTCTGCGCCGAAGTAGAGCCGCCCGCGGGCTTGGTCGAGGGTAACCCCCGCCTGCTCGGCAACTTCCTGCTCGGTGACCCAATCGTTCCCCATTACCTTATTCACCTTCGCGCTGATGGAACCTACCTTGCAGCCGTAAGCGTCGCGCTCGACTTTGTCGTCGCCGTTGGATTCCGGCTTCGACTTCTTCTTCTCGGACTTCTCGGATTTCTCCGCCTTCGCCGACTTCTCGGCTTTCTCGGGCTTCGACTTCTTCTTCTCGACCTTTGAGGCCTTCTCGGCGGGAGCGGCATCGGCCGGTTCGCCAACCACTTCGACCTGCCCGTCAGCTTCGACGAGCTGGCCGTAGAGTTCTTCATGACCGACGAGACCCTTGTGGTCCTTCTCGATCTTCACGTGGACCTGGGCAATATGTTTCTGGACTTTGCTCAGTTCCCAATTCGCTGCTTTGCTGAAGCCTAAGGCGACCAGCAAAGCCACAGCATCTGCTAATTTCACTTTCATGTTGACTTTACCTTTCATTTCGTTTGTTTCGCCTCAGTCACTTCAACTGTGGCACTGAGCTATTATCTGGCCGTTCACAAAATGGATTCATCACAGGCTGGAAATTATGCAAGGGCAAGCGATGGAAAGATTTCCAGCGCACCAGACGACTTGATTCTCTGACCAATGTCCGTCCCTTAGACTGACCCAATTGAGGCGGGATACTCCAATTCTATGTTCCCAGTTCCTCTGGTTGATGCCAATCATCCCGTCAACTTTTGCGTTCTTCCGTTTGTCCTCTGAGAAATCCTCTTTCTTGATTACCCATTGGTTGGAATAGGCAGAGGCAGCGGTTTGGGTGGCTGTCACCACCAAACAGTGGAATCGAAGGGCGATGCGCTTCATCACACTCCAGTTCATTTCATACTGGTCGCGACGTTGCATCTGCGCCGTGCCGGGTTCTGGGGCGAGTTCATCTGCGTAGTCAATGACGACGACGTCGGGTGGTTGTCCTCTATCACTCAATTCTTTCACCTTTCGTTCTATGTCGATGGCGGATAGCACCTTACCCCCATCGACGACAAGCTCAAAAGGGATCTCTTCTACACTGATTCGCTTCGCAAGTTTCTCGAGGGCCTTAACCGCATCAGTTTCATTCACCAACTCCCTCGTCTCTTGCTTGCGTTTCAAGTCTACTTCGTCTTTTGCGATAGACCTGAATTCAATAGGAACCATCACCTCCATGTATCTCTTCTTCCCTGGCCTTCGTAGGACCCTTTGATAGAACCTCCTCCTGACGAGATCTTTGGACATATCACCTAGGGCGTAGTAGAGGACGCGGCGCCGCTGCTTCAACGCTTGCCACACCACTTCCAAGAGCCAGCAGGATTTCCCTCTTTTGTCTGGTCCTTCAAAAGCGATGAAATTATCACGCTTGAATTGATCTGAGAGAAAGTCTCCCAAGGCACCTGGAAACTTCACCATCTCTTCGCTCTTCTCTAAAGAGGCAAAGGTTTCCTTAATCTCTTCAGGTCTACAGGGGAACGACGATGCGGTAGATGAAAAGTCAACCTTCCGGAAGCTCGACTGAATCCTCTCGGCTTCTTCTAAGTCACCTTGTTCCAGAGCCTGCTCAACTTCCTCCAGCATCTTAGTCATCCTGACTCGTCCGAACAAACTGGAGGCACGGTCGACGACGAACTTCTCGTTGATTCCATTCTTCTTGTATCCGTTGCTCAGCGACGAGAGGAACTGGTCTACCATCCCAACGGTGTCTTCGTCTTTTGACTTGTTGGCGAAGATTCTGAAGAGATCCTCTATTGCTGCGCCAGGTGCTTTGCCGTAGCGTGCAAAGTGGTCCAAACACCATCCAGCCACGAGATCGGCCCAGCGATTGTTGAATGGGTGACGGTCTTTACCCAGGTGGGTGTAGACGCTACCTAAAACCTCATCGTTGACAATCAGCGCGGTGAGGATTCTCTTTTCCTCATCTTTGTTGAAGCTCTCAACCTTCATGCCCATCCCATCTCTTCGTCTGTTGCGGGTCTGCCATTCACCACGGCGCGGCGTTCCCCATTCCTGTGGTTCGTATTCTCTCCTGGTCTCTGCATGGCTTCTTTGACATCGACAAACCGCTCGCAGAAACTTTTCAGTGTGTAGCACTTGGGAACATATTGATCTCTGAAGTGATCGAAATACCAGCGGAGGACCTCCTTGACCTCGGCCGAGTTGGTTTGGGAGAGGAGATCCTCCACGGCTCGCTTCCAACTGTCCAGGATGTGCTTTTGCCAACCGTGACGAGTTGAACCCTTCCGACCTACGTGGAGGGACTTGCTTATTGTGAAATCAACGAATCGATTCACCAGCTTATCAGCTTTGGAGTGGCCATTCAATTCACCATTATGGATAAATCCATTCACTCCCGAGCAGGCGTTAGCCTTGCTCGTTATTGTTTCATTTAGATCTATCGTAGATAGATCGTGACCTACTTTTCTCAGTAGGTGGCTCCTACTTTTCTCAGTAGGTGGTGGTTGCTTGTTATGACGCGAAAAATCAGTCCTCAGAAACCGCCTGTGGTTTCTCCTGTCTTGTTTGATTGTTTTCAGATACCCACGCTTTTTCAAGGAGTGGATGCTATTGCTCATATGGCTTACAGAGCACCGCATTCGATGGGCGAGCTCTTCGTCACTCCACCAACACCCTTCCCCGCAGTCCCATGAATCAATTTCGGAGAGGAGACAAGTTTCGAAGACTGAGATGTTCCTGTCCTCCCATATTTCAATTGGTATCCATATTCCTTTTGAGTCTCTCCGAACACTGGTTCCATTCATAGTCCGGCTCCTTTCAGTCCTCGAAGATTTCTGAATACTCCGATAAACTTCTTAGGAACGAACCAAGATTTTTCGCTGAGGTGAGCTATCCAATCAACTGTTTCAAAGTTGGACACGAAGAATCTTTCAAGAGGAATAGTGTAGTAGGGCCGGGCTCTCTTTTCCGCACACTCCTCGCACAATACATCCCAGTCTCCTGTTTCTGTGCGGCATGAGATTGAATGGGGTGTTTCACCTTCTTGAACGTGTCTGCATCTTCCTCCTTCCTCCTCTGCCTTCCTCCTTCCATACTCGATTGTCTTCTTGATTGATTCCGGACTGAATAGATCCACTTCCATAAGGATAATCTTTCATTAAATTGGTCGTCGTCTAAGGTGTAAGAAAAGGCTCGAGGTCCGCCCCCGCGTCACCGCGTCACCGAGAAACGACGACCAAATTCAAAAGCAATCCGATCTTCGACAGGTTTCTTATGCCTGGATGCACCCTAGAATAGGCGCACTGGTATTATCTTTGCACGCTCCCAGTCCAATTGCAAGCAGGCTAACCCCTTATGATCAACTCTAGTCTGAACCCGCCGTGAGTGATTTCTCCTTCTTTCCCGCACTTTGCACAGGTGCCTTTTGCGTGAAGAGTGTTCGCGTCAACCAGCGTGCATCGCTGGCCACAATGAGGGCAGGTGTATTTGAAGAACACCCTCGCCTTCTCCTTGCCACCGTAGCGAGCTATCGTTTCTTCAGCTAAATCTACCAGTTCTTTTCGAGGAAGGTCTCCGTCTCTCGGTGGATGTTCGTTCATTTTAATACATTCCTGGGTAGTCCACTGCGTCTGCGTCATCAGCGGCTGAGGCCAAGGTCTCTTGGAACTCCCTCACTTCGTCTTTCTGCTCTTCGTCGAGTGTTTTCCCCTCAGGCATAAAGCCCTCACCGTCGAGATGCTCGGCAACCTGACGCAGCTCATACGCAGCTTGACCGCCTCGATCGGCCCGGCTGGCACTGCGAGGATCTTCGAGCGGCTTGATGATGACTTTCACCTCATCCAGGCAATCCGGCACGTCCTGAATGTTGTCGATTGCGGTCTCTAATTGGCTGACAGCCTCTTGAAGCTGATCACCTTTGTCACCACTCTGGAAGCCCTCGGGCAGGTTGTCATACCATTCCTGAAGCTCATCGCGCAGCGACTCCAGCTCTGACTTTGCGTTCTCGACGGCATCGGCAACGGGAGTAGAGAACGATTTCTTCTCGAGTTCCTTGTATTCTTCGATTGTCGGTAGCGAGTCGGCTTCATACCAACCCTTCTTGACAAACTGAATCTTATTCCCCAGCACCCTGAATACATAGGGTCCGAAGGTCTTTCTGAGTTTGATTTTGCTGACTGTTATCATAACTTATTATCTGAATCTTCTTGCAGTTTCATTTAGGGTCCTGTCCTTTCACAATAATAGCCTCCTTACCTTTATACAGGTCTTCACCTAAATCAATCGTCCATCCTACTTTCATCCCCTTCCAGAAGGATTCAAGTATCACCATCCAAAAGTCTCCTGAGTGGTCCAGGACGACAGCCTTGTCCTTGCTAAGGATTCTCAATACCACCACCTCGCCCAATTCTGAGAGTTTCTTCACATCCAATTCCTTTCAAATCGTTCTGGGTCTTTAAGATCGGCTAGGTAGCGGACCATCTGTGCGTGAGCTTGCGCGATCGTTAGCTTCTCTCTGCGGAGAAAGCGGTACCAGTACCAAACTAGCCCTTGAGGCTTCTTGTAACGCTCAAAGCGATCTTCGGGCTCGTCAAGTATGATCCGAAACTGGTCCCCTACAGGCATATCGAGATACAAGATCGAAGTCTGACAAGCCATCCTGATCTGCCCGATCATCTCATCCTCGTTCCAACACTGGATGTTCTCTTGAGGGATGAGTCCTTGTGAGAGCTTTCGCAACGGAATGACATAATTCTTGTGAACAGTCTCTCCTGTTGGACACCAGATGTCGTAGAAGGCGAAGTCGAATTCGTTCTCAAGCTCAAGATATTTGAAGAGGTCCATTTGGATGACTCTCGTCTTCTTCTTCGGCAGGAACGGTAGCACCATATGGATGATGCTTTGACTCTTTTCGACGCAGACAATTTCGGTCACGTCATCGTTGCCTTCCAAGTAAGCGACTGCGAGCCCGAGTCCCAGACCGCCGATAAGCACCCGCCCGCTCATTCCTGTGAGCTGACGTGAGTGCTGTTCGATCTCTTGTGGCATGGATGTCATCCAGTTGGCCACACCTTCTTCGCGGAGGGTGTGAATGCCGAGCGGGTGATCTAATTTGACACTGGTTCTTGGAATCCCCATGAAGAGAGAATTTCTCATCGAGACGATGGGCAGTGTAGTGCCCTTCTTCTTGAATTCAATCGTGATGCTGAACCGACGGTTCTTGCGCTCAGGCAACCAGTAGGGAAGGGAGTATTGTCTGCTAAAGAACTCGTGAACTGGAAAGACTTTCATAGTTTCTTGAACGCCCAAAATTCCTCTTCACATTCATAGTTCCTCCGTTTCTCTGCATGTCTTCTCCCTGATCAAATGCTTGGTAGGGTCGATCCTGGCAACCCCTTTGAATGCTCTGACGGGTGAGCCGATCTCTCCTGGTGCTGCGGGCCCCCAGGTGCCTGTGTCTTCTAACATCAAGTCACCTTCCATGACAACTTCACGAGGCCAAGATTTTTTCAATTCGTCTTGGGTGGTGACGAGATAGTATCCTTTCGGTGGTTTTCTCATCGGGCCTCCACATCGCTTGTGAGCGACCAAGCTAGGCACACCACCCAAGCTAGGAACGTCCAGCCGAGCAGCATATTGATGACGCAGATCGGGCCGGTTTGACGGTGGTTGCGGACTCGCGCAATGATAGTTGGGAGAAGGTACATCAACGCGCCCGTTACGAAGAAAATCACGAACAGTAATCCGGCGGCTTCAGGAGTCATATTTCATATTCAGTTAGAATGCGGGCCGGAGTTGAACCGGCCCGCGTTATGATCTGTTTAATTCAGCAGCAGATTCAGCGCCTGTCGGCCGAGGGTGTCGGTTTCCAGCACACCCAAGAACCGGTTGGTTTCGATACTGGTGGCGTCTGTCGTCCGGTAGGTCCGGTGATGTGTGATGAACTGGGTCACCGCGTTGTAGGCGTCCCAGCGTGTCGCGGCCTCATTGCCGTCGCCAGTCTCGAACAAGCTGAGGACGGTGTTGCGGCGGTTCACCGACATAGTGGCTTCGCCCGGAATCAACTTCTCGACGAACTCTTTCGCCTGCTCGACCGTCATGCGAGTCTGCGCCAGCTTGGTGAATTCCTTGCGGATCGTTTCCGTCATCTTCAGGACCTCGCCCTGGAAGGTGTTACGACGGGGCTCGGCTCTCTTTTCCATGCCGGACACGTGAGACACCCAAAGGTTCGCGTGAATCTCGCGACTGGTCATCCCGTTCGCGCACTTCAGGCGCTCGATATACAAGCGGCTGCGCTGAGGCGTTCCGCCGTCCCACCCGTCGGTGGAGTAGATGTAGGCCTGCACCGGATCGCCGACCTTGCGCTTGCCGCGAGGGATTTCGATCTTGTCGCCGACCTGAACGAACGCGAACGCTCTGCTGCGCTCGCTGAGGAACCCGACCCGAACGACCTTCCCGCCCATCGATTCGGCGAGCGCATACTGCCGATTGACGAAGTCCCTCGGGTTCGTCGGTTCGTAGTCGCTGCCGACGACGCCGAGCGCCTCTTTAGTGTCGCTGCGGTAGAGGAGCTTCTTGCGAGGCATGACGACTCCGCTGTCCATGCCGGCGACCTGGTCCGCCAACGGCTCCCAGTTGAGTTGTGCGTTCTTGATGGTTTCGTCGAGCGCCGTTGTGGCCTCGACCCCTTGTGTTTGAATGATTGTTGTGTTCATTTGCTCTATTATCTTCTTCGTATCAACTTCTCTTTACTTTCTTTTGCGCCTTTTGCGTTATTGCAAAAGCTAATTAGTATGAGCAAGACTCATGCCGATTTCACTTAGAGCTAAAGTGTTGAGTCTTAAAGTGTAGGTGAACGAATTGATTCTTATACTTGCAAAAGCTAATGATCTGCAATGCGACCGCTGACGGCTAGTCAGCAATCCATTTTTTCTGATATTCTTTCAGCGCGGTGTCGAACTTATCCTTAGCCTTGTCGCGCTTGGCTTCCAGCTCGGTGAGAGCTTCCTTCGCCTCCTTCAGATTGTTGACTCCGAATTCGTCTTCTAGCTGGGTCGTAATCTGCGTGAGAGCACCTTTGGCCCGGTCGGCTTCGGTCTTCGCGTTCTCCACATCTCGCTTGAGACGCCGGTAGGTTTCTTCTGAAATGACTTCGCTCATGGTATCAGTGGTTTGAAACATTCATTAAATTCTTCGTTGGTGAGGACGAAGCAGGTCCCTACATCAGGAGCGACAACCCAGTCACCTTCTTTCGCTTCGACCAACTTCCCATTCGTGTCTACTGCGGTCCACCCCTCTGCTTCTGGGATTTGGTGAAATTTCCTAGCCACCCAGACAGGGATGGGAGCTGTGCGACTGAATTGCCAAGCAGTCACGTCTTGCTTGTTTCCGATGGTGGCGCAGTGAGTGGCTTTCATGCGGGCATCTTCTTCATCTTCGCAACTCGCTCGTCACTTTCGTTTCTTGCTTCAACCTTGCCAGGGCGAGGTGTTTGACAGATCGGGCAGACCTTCCATGTCCGTGGAATGACGACCACCTGGGCATGGACTTGGTCCAAGTAGATAATCCAACCACCGCGTGGTTGATCTTGTGGTGACCCCCACTGGATATGTTGACACCAGTTCTTCATCCGACGGTCCCGGCCGAGAAGACTTTAGGCTGCCCAATAGCAACCCACAGCCGCAGAGTCTCGTCTAGCCCACTGTTGGTTTGAACGGTGAGGTCTTGACACTCCAGATAGAAGATGCGCTTGCCCTTGCTTGTGAATTCGCTGGGTTGGATGTAGGTTTCACCGTTGTTGAAAACCCTCACGTATCCTACCGGTATCGTCATTTTGGTTCCAGACATTGCTTTATGATCTGTTTGACAGCAGGTGTCAGTTCTTCGTCTCTCAGGTGATTCTCGACGGCCTCCCTAAAGTTCAGCCCGTGTTCGCCGAGTCCCTCTAGCCCGTCGATGAACTCTTTCATGTTCAACGGGACTTCTTCACGCTCGGCAATCTCTTCGTGAAACTTATCGGCCGACGTGTCTAGCTTGCAACGCTTCACCGTCCCGTCGCTGTAGATGATGCCCACGCTGGGATTGTAGCCAATCTCGTCAGACTTGCGACGGATGAATCCGCCGACATTGAGCACAGTGGTTCCTGTCTTGAGCTCGCTCAGGAAGCCCTTGTGGTTGTCGCCGAAGATAGCGACGTCGTATCCTTTGAGAGACTTCGCAAACTTGCTGAGATTGGAATCTTCAGGTGCGCCGGGATAGGAGTGGAAGTCGGTCCAGCAATACTGATGGATGAGTGCGACTTGAAGAAGATCAGGCTTTTCATGATCAGGAGGGAGTATCTCTGACCCCCATTCAAAACCATAGACTAGAAGTCCAATATCTTTATTCGTTCGCTTGCCGCTGATGTCCACGATCTTGCCTACTTGCTTGAGCACGCCGTAACCACTGCGATGGACTTGGTCTGTGCGATGATTAGGAAGGTCGTGCTGACCCGGCACACAGATCATTCCGTCCGGGAGATGCTGCAATGCGAAGTTGATGAGTTCGGGTGGTGCGTTCCACCTATCGAAGATGTCGCCGGCACAGAGGATTGGGAGACGACGACTCGGGTCATCAAATCCTTCGGTGATATCCTTCACTTGCTTGAGATATCCCGCCTGCACTTCTAGCCAGTCCTTATCGGCCCGGCAAGCAGGCTGCAAGAGGGACAGGTGCAAGTCTGCAATCGCTATGGCAATAGGTTCGCTCATATTGGCTTTTCGCACACCGGACAGTTCTTCCCTTTGGTTTGCTGGTGAAACTTGTTCTCGGCGAGCCGAAGCTTTTCCTTCCAGGTAGATTCGGCATTAGAGGCTTCAACGAGGCGAATGTATTTAAGCCTTAAATTGCCAGCCTTTCCAACCGCATCCTGCCATGCATCGTAAGCAGTCGTGACAGAATCGAGAGGAGGTGGGGCTTTCACCTTCTGCAAGGCTTCAACCTGCTTGATAAGGTCTCTCAGCTCATCAGCCGAGTCATTGAGTGAGATGGCTTCAGCTCCCAGCGCGACGATATCCTTGCCTTCTGTGAATTTCTCTTCAAACTCGGTGATGCGAATCTTCGCTTCTCTCACTCTGGTGATGAGACTGCCGAGCTTGGTGAATCTCGCTTCGATGGTGAGTAGGCTCTCGTTGTCGAGCTTGAGGAACTCAAAGTCGGTGATCCGGTCCTCCATTGGCTTAAGCTTCTCATACTCACTTTTCGCTTCGGTGAGACGCTCGTTAGTGAGACTGATTCTCTCCTGGGACCTTCTCACTTCTGACGCAATGTTGCCGAGCACGTCGTCGATGACGCTGAGATCGATGACCGAATTGAGACGACGAGACACCTCGCCGGCAGTCTCGTTGAACCAGAAAGGGCTGTCATGCTGCCCTTGGAAATTGATTTCGTTTAGATGGAGAATGTCACCTATCTGCTTGGGCACACCGTTGCCAAAGGCTTTGAATTCATTGCTGTCCAGCTCGTAGGTGTTGACGCTTCCGCCTGTTCCCCTAACTCGTTTGACAGTCCACTTACCTGGGTTCCCTTCCTCTTCGACGGTCAGCTTGACGATTGTCTTCTTCTCACCCTCTTTGATGAAGGCCTCACCGGCGATGTCATTCAAGCAAATCCACCTCAGGGCCCGAAGGATGGACGACTTACCAACATCCGTCGGGCCCTTTATGGTGGTGATTTGGGGGTCGATGTCTATTACCAGCTCGTCGTGCGCCTGGAAATTCACCAATTTGATGGAGACCATTCTCACAAACTATTATCTGCGCTTCACAAATTCCTGCATGAACAGTATGACGATTTGCTTCATCGTTTTGCCTTGCTTCGCGCAGGCGGCCTTGAAAGAAGCTTTCACCTTGATTGGAATCCCCTGGATGAGCAGTGTTTCGTCCTTCATTTTGTCATCCTTTCGATCAGTGCGTCGAAGATATTCAAGTCTTTGGCCGGCCTCTTACCGTCCAATATGGCATCGAGAATCTTCGTCTTCTTCCTGAGGATGTTAACCTGCTTCTCCTCTATCGTGTCCAAGGCCATCAGGTAATGAATAACCACTTTCATCTTCTGCCCAATCCGGTGAATACGATCTTCTCCTTGCAGCAGGTCTCCTGGTGTCCATGGAAGGTCCAGTGAAGCTAGGTTGGACGCGGCTGTGAGGGTGATGCCGATGCCAGCGGCTCGCCAGTTGCCTAGCAGCAGATCTACCCGCTTGTTGGATTGAAAGCATCGTCTGGTTTCTTCTCGCTGCCGCCCTGTCACCCGGCCGTCAATGACGACGGCTCGGTCGCCGAACTTCTGCTTCAAATGATCTATGACGAAGGTCCAGCACGTCATTGCAACGAGCTTCTCGCCGGGATGGGATTCATAGAACTCTTCAATCCACCGTTCGGTCCAGTCCATCTTCAACCTGGCAGCGAGTCGTATCAGGTACCCCATCTTTGCGAGTGCTTCGGCTCGCTTTGCTCGCTGGGCTTTCTGCGGACTGATTCGCCTAAGCCAAAGTAGGAAGTCATTCTCGGCTTGGTCATATTCTTCATAGGACTTGAGACGGAACGGAACCATCTGTCTCGTTTTGTCGGGCAGCTCTGTTAGCACGTCCTTTTTCAAGCGCCGAATCATGCACTCTCGGCGCAAGATCTTATGGAGTTCTGGCGTCCGCACAGCACCGTCATACACCCATCCCCACCGCGTCCATCGCGGTTTGCAGTATCGCCAAGCATATTCGTTGTGGTCGGGGAATAAGTCAGGTCTGATGGCCTTCAAGATTGTCCAAAGTTCAATCGGCCGATTGGTGAGAGGAGTGCCGCTAAGTCCCAGCACAGATGAAGCGTTCTCGGTCAATTGCAAGGCTGCTTTCGTTCGCTTGGCATCTTTGTTCTTGATGTAGTGACACTCATCTAGAATCACGCACTGGGGATCGGCCTTCAGCAGCGACGGCAACCAGGAGCGAAGGATGTCATAGTTGATGATGATGATGTCTTCAGATATGAGTTGGGGCCTCTGCCCCTTGTGATGTCCTTCAAGAACCTCAGTTCTCATGCCGAAGTGAAGAGCAGCCTCGCTCTGCCAGACGTATTTCATAGAAGCTGGGGCGATGATGACGACAGGACGTCGCTTTGGAATCTTCTTGATCCAGTAGAGGGCCTGAATCGTTTTACCAAGGCCCATCTCATCCGCCAGCAAGACGCGACCTTTGAAGCGGTAAATTTGCTGGACTCCTTCTATTTGAAAAGGTCTGAGTTTAGTCTCTTTCAAGTCTTCCCCGCAATCGCATCCCACGCTCGTGAAAACTCTGCGGACCTGTGCTCCACGATGCGCTTGGCGAGATCCAGCCTTGTGCCGGACGTGTCGAGTCCTTCATCCTGGCAGATCCCTACCATGCGTGCTTTCGTCATGTTGCTATTCGCCAGCATCTTCACTCCTGGAGCGGGTTGCTCGATCCGTCTCATCTGTCGTTGTTCTAGCGGTGTCATGCCCACGCCTCTCGAAACTTCGTCACAATCTCTTTGTGAGCCTTGTCCACTTCAGCTTTCGGCCTACCCTTGCCCACCAAGTAGTTCTTCACCTTGTGCAAGAGCTGTTTCGGCGTGCAGGCACCACCAAGCAGCTCGCCCGGCGTTTCAAGCAAGAGCTTGATGATCTCCTTCGCGTCCTCGGATAAGTCGCCTATCATGTCCAGCGTTGGACTTCTGTCAGGAGCCGCTTCACCGAAGATCTCGTCTTTCACTTCGATGAAGACGAGAGGTTCGACGGTGCGTTTGGTAATGAGGGTCTTCAAGTGGCACCATATCCAAGTGTAGACCCAAGACGAAAACTTCGTTCCTCGCTCAGGGTTGTAGTCGTAGCAGGCGCGGACGAAGGCGTAGTAAGCCTCCCTGCGAGCCTCTTCAAAGTCGATTGGGTATGTTTTGGTGAACTTCCAGGCAAGGTCGTAAATTAGCTTCTCTACCTTTGGAAGTTCCTCATCTGGATCGACGGCGGGCATATGGTTCATATGGTTCATATTGTGCATGGCAGTATAAGGCCTCTCGGCATCTCTGCAAGTATTATTTTGGTTGTCGTTTTACTTTCCCGCAGAGTATTTGAATCATTCCTACTACCCTCTTTGGCCGCTGCGGGCTGGCTTTGAGGATGAATTCTTTATGACCTCTCTTCAGCACAATCGCCTCGGTGATGGTGTATTCCTTCATTCCATTCGACCCGAGCGGGCGGTCCGGCTCTGGAATCTCTCGTGTGCCGAGCAGCTTGCCCGTCATCGCGTCCATGAGATCCTCTCGGTATCCTAAGACCTCGAATGGGCAGTCGGCTGGATTGAAGAAGGGAAAGGCTTTCATGCCACCTTCTTCGTCCTTCCCTTGAGCGGCAATGTCACCTTCCTGAATCGTTTTGTGCAAGGGTGGAAGATACCGACTTGCTCGGCGAGCTTGGCGAGTTCCTTCTCCAACCCGGCAGTGCATTCGGCGCAAAGACCGTTTCGCTTGCGCCACTTCCACAGCCGGTAGAGTGCGTCGAACTTCGCTTGTCGCTCTTGACAAGCGAGCCCTTTGAAAGCCCCTTCGACGACACTACTGCGAGCGTAGTAGACTTGGGAATAACCTCGTCCATCCATTGCGGCGAAGGCCTCATCGGACGTCTTGAACTCTTTCCCGTAAAGTTCGCCTGGGTAGTGCTTCCGGTTGATAACCCTGAACGGATGGGCGACAGTTTTGGTTCCGTCGCTGGTGGCTCCTACGCACCAGTCTTTCCAGGTGACTCGGACTTCTCGATTGTGTGGCATATGAATTATTTGGTTAAGGGTGTGACTGCAAATCCCCATCCGCAGCTGAGTGCGATTTGGGATTGGGTGGCGTTGGTGCGGAGAGTTTCAGTTTCGCGGGACGCGACGAACCCGTCCTTGCGAAGAGTAAGGACCACTGAGTCCTTCTGAACCTCCACTAGGTTCTTGTTGAATTTGAAAGTTTGCATGTTTGCTAACATGACTACTTATGAGCAAGACTCATGCCGATTTCATCAAGCAAAAGAAGCGTTGAGAGTCAATGAGTGTCTTTCACCACATCGTTTGCAGATGTAATAATGCAACGTGACCGCATTGCAAAGCAAAGCATAAGGCATGATCAGATAATAGGAGACATATACTCTGCTGCTGCCTGCTGGATTGATGGTTGTTCGGCGTCAATCGGTTGAAGGAAACCAGAGAAGCGGTGGGCCAGTTCGATACCGAGCACTGACTAAAAGCGAGGTGAATTTCATCCAGCGGTTTTGTTGATAACCGTGGGTTGCCTGCGAGTTCACGCAAGGTTAATGGCGAGCGCCAGACACGCCGAGGGCAACTGAAAGCATTCTTCGCGGAGACCGTCTTCTTGTTTCTCAATCCATCGAATACGAACAGAGCGGGTGGATTGCAAAGGAGACCATGCCGAAGGCATGGTGTGGGGTGGTTGATAATACTTTGCGATGACGATCCAGGAATTATTGAACGAATTGAAGATTGACTTCCTTGAGTCTGGTCATCACCACTGCCGGCCTGGGTGGGTTCAGCTGAGGGTTTGTCCCTATTGCGGTTCCAATCGTTACCATCTTGGAATCAACATCAGCGGCAAATTCAGTGCCTGCTGGCGCTGCGGTGGACACAGCCTCTACTGGCTCCTTATCGAATTGGGATCGTCTAAATCTCTCGCGTGGCAATTTGTTACTGCGGGCAAAGTAGCAAGCGCAGCAATCAAACACGAGAGAACGCAGATCGCGCTTAAAGAACCGCGGGGTGTAGGACCGTTGCAACCTGCACACGAGAGGTATTTAAGGGATCGCGGCTTCGATCCCGCTGACCTCCAGAGACTGTGGTCGATTGGAGGGATTGGGATATCTAGCCGACTATCCTGGAGGATCTACATCCCAATCTTTCAGAGATGGAAGAAGGTCAGCTGGACGACTCGTTCAATAGGAGACAAAATCGGCCAACGATATATTTCAGCTGGCATTGATGAGAGTTCCGTCAGTGTCAAGAATTGTGTCTACGGCCAAGATTACTGTTCCCATACCATCGTGGTGGTCGAGGGCCCGGTTGATGTCTGGAAGATAGGGCCGGGGGCAGGTGCTTTGCTAGGGACTACCTTCACCACAGCTCAAGTGAAGAAGCTCGCTCAAATCCCTCGCAGGTTCATCTGTTTCGATTCGTCAAAGGAAGCGCAAAGCAAGGCACGCGAGCTGTGTGAGCAACTCGCGTGCTTCGCTGGAGAAACGACTAATCTAGTTATCGACGCTAAGGACCCTGGTGAGGCTTCATTGAAGGAGTTGAAGAGGATCCGGCGCGCCGCATGCCTTGTCTGAAGAAATCTTCCTCTTTGATGATCTGAACGACGACCTGAGTGATTGGCCATTCGTGGATGACAATATACTGTGGGCATCCCTCCAGGTGATAGTCTGTGTCCTGTCTCGCGTAGAATTCTTTCCCGTCTTTGGCGACGATAGCTGTTAGCATTCCGTCCCACTTGACGAATTCATACCCGTGAAACTCTAACGTGTCGAAGAATTGTTTCGATGTCATTCTTCACCTGCCATTCTGCGAAGCTCGCGACGGTTTGCTTCTTCGTATTCATCCTGCTCCTTTTCAATCTCTGTGTGGTAGGCCTCTTCACCACTGTCGTTGATGATTTGGTTGAGGGTTTCATGAAGGATGGTTCGCAAGGCCCAGCCCAGTGCAAGATAGTTACCTCCAATCATTCTTTCGTCCATGCTTGGCGGTTCATCGCGGTTGCCTGGGTAGTGGACCCAGAGGTAAACCTCGAACCATTTTTCTCCCTTGTCTTGGACGATGTAGAACGTGTCGATTAGAGTCCCTTCCTTGTCCAGCGGGCCGATGTCCCACCAGGTTTGACAGTCGTTTGATTCTTCCTCGTTCTTCTTCACCTTGAACGAGCCGAGCTTGTGGTTCTCTGAGAGTTTCTCAAACAGAGCAATTTCAGTTTCTTGTTTCATATGATTCGAAACCTCTAGGATGGTGATTCAAAGAGGAGAAGACCCCTCGACGCGACACGTCGTCGCGTACCACGCCCACCTTAGAGGTAAATTGTTTCATTTGTCGCCGACTTGTTTGAGGTTGATCTTTTTCCCTTCGGCGTGCCCGTAGTTCAGAGCTTCCCAACTCATCTGCACCCTGCGGGCCTTCTTTTCTTTCCCTTTGTTCAGTCTCTTCTCCATCTCTTGGCGAGCCTTCATAGCTGGGAACATTTGGTACATCGCGGCCTCGACAACCTCGCTTTTCTTCCTGATTACCATCGCGAGGGTCTGCTGCTCTTCCTTCTTGAGCTTTTCAACCTCGCGCTTATTAGCCTCGATGATGCCCCAGTGTATCCCACGGTAGCAGCCGTTGGTGTGAGCGGCGCAGTATGTTAGCGTTCCAGCCGATACGGCCCGGCTGAGCGTAGCCGGAAACACCTTCTCAAGGAAAGGGTAAACCGCGCAGGCGATGGCAACATCTACTGCTTCGCCAATGATGTGAATCGCGCTGATGACCTTCCCTCCGTTGTAGTCGCTGTATTCTGAGATGATCACCTTCACCTCAAACACCTCTTGCAAGACGCCGAAAACCCAATAGTGGTAGGGCTGTTTGTATTTCGATCTCGTCTTCAGTGTTGAGTTCTTCTCGACTTCGATTCCACCTTCGATCTTGGTGTCCGGATTCAGGTTGACCGAAGCGAGGTCGATGCTGTGACGCATTGCAAGTTCTCTCGCTTTGCCCATCGCAGCCTCAATCTCACCAGGTTGCGCGGCCCGGTCGTTCGCCAGTCTGAGAATCTTCGTCAGCTTCTCAAGGATCTCGTCAGATACTTTCATCGCACACCTTTCTGGAACTTGAAGTTCTCACCTTCGAAGACATCGAAGGCTGCGTTGGTTTCCTTCCGGCCGTGAACCGGCACGGAGATCTCTGTCGCGTGGAAACCGTTCGTCATCGTGAACCTCTCGGTTGGTTTGAGCCCCTTCTCTTCGAGGGCTTTCTTAATCTTGGCCGCGAGTTCGTTGTGGCAGTAGATTCTTGAAATCGTTCTCATGTTAGCCGATCGATTTGAGGAGGTCTCGGATGAACTGTTCTGGGTTCTCCAAGTCGCTCATGTGGAAGGTGGAGCCCTTGAGATTCGGCTCAAGGTAGATGCGGCAG